CATCAGGCACATCCCACGTGACTATGTGCAACCGTGTGCTCAAGGAGTAACGGGAGCGACGTTCGATAATTAAAGCCTGCATCAACTCAAAGCTATTAAAGGCACTTTGCTGTATCGTAGGTACCCGGAGCACCTGAACCGATTGCGCGCGATCATTGTCAAACACTAGCGCTATCGGTAAGTATTGCAACATCCGGAGCCTCCTTCACGAGCTTGACTATACCGAAACGATTGTCGACATTGGTCATACTTTTTTTGGTCTTTAGAAACTCGACTGCCTCTGCGCGCGTGTCGAAGAAAGCAATTGAGGAACGGGACAATGAGAAGGGCCGGACACTAGCCGGCTTACCACCCATAAACGATACTAGCACTGGTACGAATAGATATTCCATAAGCCTACTAGGATGCTTTCGCAGCCGCGTCGATGTACTCGAAATAGTCAACGCCGAGTGTCGCACGAACTAAGTTGAAATAGCGACCTGGTATAACCCAAGCCTTATGCGCATTATCGTAACGACGCTCTGGTAAAGACTTAACCATCGTAAGAGTTTCTTCAAACCATTTGCCACGATTGATGCGAACGACAATCCAACTGCGGTTAAACTTCACTGAGCCACGCTTCTCAGGCACTTTGATTTCTTCACCATGAGGTTCGAAACTAGCACCAGTTTCTTTCGAGAACCAATCACTTTCAGGCTTCTCAGGTAACTCAATATCAAAATCGGCAAGCTGCTTGCGGTATTTGCGTAACATCTTCAAAGCGGCTTCTTGTTGTCGATAGGTGAGATAAGAACGGTTCGCGAGCTCGTGACCAAAATGGGTATCGACACCATTAAAGCCGCGTGCGTCATGAGTCACTGCACCATCACACACACTTGCGAGGGCACGTAATGCTTCAAGAATAGTTTGCTCAGTCGTTTTAGTTTCAGTAGTCATCGTAAGCCTCCTGTTGAATATGTGTTGTTTTTCTATTCTGAATTGATTATAAAACACATTCCCAGAAAAGGAAAGCCCCAGTTTTGAAATCAAAACCAGTTAGCTTGGAAGAGAAGATTCTCTACGACATGGTAAGCGAAGCCCGCGTCGCCGAGCTCCTGGGTATAGTTATGCATTAGGTGGATCCAATACCTGGCACGGATAAGCATAGTGTCGTAAGCGACTACGTCAAATAAGCTCGGATGCTTAACTGACTGGTAGTCCGTCCGGTAAAACTTACGAATGTAGGACCCGTAGTTAGCAATGGTAACATCGGCATCTCGGATAAAGGAACCTGGGAGCACTTCACCCGTACGAGTATCTTTGCACGTCCAGGCCTGTAAAGTTTGGGACTCATCCAACCACTCATAATCCCACTTGTAATGGTCCGTTATATGCGGATGCGATTGCGTTCCGCCAGGATGCAAGGGTCTCCCTTTCGTATTCCATTGGTTCGTAGTCACCATGCTGACCTCCTAAGACGTGGCCTAAGTACCACGCTGCAATACGTATGGCATCACGTTGATGTTTAGATAGAGTCTGACCTAGAAATTTTTTAGGAGTAGGTGCCTTAGCATATAGACTCGGCTTCCACTGGCGCGCCTCACACCAGTAGGCTCCCGACACCGCAGCGTATATTGCCATCTGTTTCTCGGCAAGAGACCGATTCATTTGGGATATAGTAGGGGACAAAGCTTTCTCAAATACAACAAAACGAGGTTTGCGAGAAACTACCAGAGATACTATACGAGTAGCCGTAACATTATCGGGGATATCTTCTAGCTCTAGTATTTGACCAGTATTTGATAAGGCGGCGTAGCCCGTAGTTACGCCTATGTCAAAGGCCATAACTAGGGGACTGGGATGCACTGTTACCTCCATCTACCTAATCCTTTCAATAGTACCAACAAGTCTAGCGCATTCACGACTGCGATGCTAGCTAGCTTGCCGGCAAGTATGTCTTCTATAATATCATCCACTGAACCCGGTGCCCTTATAACCGTGAGTACGGGGTGGTGCTTGAGACCAATCCGGACTACGCGCGCCCGGCTTTGAATATAGTCGTCTGGATTCAAAGTTCGGTCAACGTAAATGACATGTTGAGTATTGGTGAGTGTATGCCCAAATTTAGCTACTGCCAGTGATAACAACAATACGTCGACTTGACCTTGCTTATATAGTTCCAGAGACTTAGCGTCATCACCGTTAGCGATACCAACGCGTAGGTGAGGTTTGAGCTTTTTAATCTTCTGAGCCAGCTGTATGCCACTCGGCTTCCAGTTCACCCAAATGATCGCGGGTAACTCTACATCGTTGGAATTAAACATTTCTAAGACAGCATCGTGCTTAGCCGAGATTGTAGAAGTCGGGTCAACGTTAACCAAGCCTGAGACTACTTGTTGCATCCGGATAAGGGCGGCAATATTGTTAAGGGCCGTTAACTCGGCCCCAGACTCTAGCTCAGTTACGAAGCCGTCACGCAGCTCGTTGTGAATCCTTTGCTGCGCTTTATCGAGCGTTATATCGCGTCTACGCTCAATATACTGAGGTAGACCTGGAAGTTCCTCTTGCTGGGTCTTGCGGATGATGACATCCGAGTAGTGCTCGATCGGGTCCCTTCTAAGACGAGACGCAATGGGCTTTTTCCCCCAGGCATTTTCCTCAATGACACACCACTCCTCCGCGAACTTCCAATAGCCCTTGAAGGCCTCCGGCCACACCACATGGAGTTGCATCCATAGATCGTCGTAATACCGATTCGTGGGATTGCCGGATAAAAGAATTGCACGGTCACGTTTGAGCTTGCTAATGACCTTGCTACGTTTGGCATCGGGGTTTGCAATGAGTAGGGATTCGTCGATAATGACAACCGACCAATGCTGCGCGAACGCTTCCGGATGTCGCTGCAGATATTCATAATTAGTCACCACCCAATGGCCTTGCTTGTGTATACTGCCATGCCATATTTCAGGGTCCTTGTATATGGACCATTGGTTAATCTCGGACTGCCACGTTGCGAATAGAATCTTCTGGCAGATAACCAATACCTGCTGACGGAGTCGGGTAAAGCAATCGGCCAGTAATATAGAGATAAAGGTCTTACCTAAGCCCGGCGACAGATGCAAAAGTATCCCGGGGAAGCAAGAAACAAACGCGCGTTCTATCGTATCTTTTTGATGATCAAATGCTTTACTATAACAGGGGTGCTCCTCCGGCCGAATATTATAATACATCTCTTGGTCGACGGATAACAGCTGCTCGGGTCTGTATCCGTGGTCTCGCAAGGCATCGACATTACACTGCATCGCCGGAATAAGAATTCCCTTTGGCTTCTTGTGGCCTAAGTAGGCAATGGACTCCGCATTACGCGGAGCCATATAGTAACGAGTCCCTTTAAACGTAGGCATATTATTTAGTGCTATATTCTTGGTAAGCGGATTGATTAGTTGAACCAGTTAACCAGCGCAGGTGCTGGCGAAGCCAATCAACGCCAGACCCGACAAACTCGAAAGCCAGCGAGACTTTATTACCATCACCATCATCTGCTATACCCACAGTGTGTATTCTAACTCCGCGGTCTTTTGAGTAACCGTTCTTAGGGTCATAGTCACCGTGATCATATATCGCAGCTTCAGTTTCGATTGAGATTATTTTATCCCAGTGATTAGACCCCAGCCCTAAAGGGCGGGGCATCTACGGATTGTTTACCGGCAGTCGCTAATCCACGACTGAGTATTACACGGGCGGCAGCTTCGTCTCGGTGCATTTCACACCCACATGGGCAGGAATGCCACCGCTGGGAAAGTTCCTTTTTGTGGATATTGCCGCACTGGGGACAGGTCTGTGAGGTCATACAGGGGTCTACTTTTACCAGCTTGCTACCAGTTTCTTCCACTTTGTAGGCAAGTAGATTGATGAAAAGCGACCATCCGGCATCGTTCACAGACTTGGCAAGCCGGGAAGCTGCCAGCCCTTTGACGTTCAAATCTTCGAGGGCAATTAAGCTGTAGGTATGAGCAAGCTGTCTGGAGAGTTTATGCGCGAAGTCAAGACGTTGATTACGAATACGCCTAAAAGCCCGGCTAACTGCCCGCTTAGCCTTTTGTTTGACGGGGCTAGTTCGGGGCAGATGACGAACCTTTGCCAGCTTCCGTTGCACCTTCGCCAGATGTTTTTCGCTCTTACGAAAAAAGCGCGGGTTTTCAACTTGTTCGCCACTCGACAAATTAGCAAAATGTTCAAGACCAACATCGATTCCAACTGCTTCACCCTCATGTACTGGTGGTTCAAATTCGTATTCGACCGAAAAGACAGCGAACCAACTAAGGCCATCTTTGACAATACTACAGGTTTTAACTTTACCAGCGACCGCCCGGTGCAATTTAAGTTTGAACGTACCAAGCTTGGAGAGGGTCAAACGGTCATTGTGAAGCGACCAACCCGATTGAGGATAGGTGAAGCTGGTATAACGTTCGCGGGCTTTGAAACGAGGAAAGCCTGCTTTGACACCCTTCTTCACGCGCTCATAGAACGCCCCCCAGGTCTTGTCCAGGCGGCGCAAGGTGTCTTGCAATATCTGGGAGTAAACTCCTTGTAGGTCTGGCCGCACCTCTTTAATTTCGGGCAGTTGATTAGCCTGGTCTATATAGTTGATAGATTTGCCGCACATTCGGTAGGCATCCCGACGCTCTTGAAGGGCGGCGTTGTAAAGCTCACGGTTCAAATCCAACACAGCCAAGAGTTTAGCTTCTTGGCTTCTAGTTGGCATAAGCCTGAACTTGTAAGCTTTACGACTTTTCACTTACTACTTACCTTTTTGGCTTTCGATATATCGTTTCATTACTTCGATAGTAACACCACCAGTGGTAAACACAGCGTAAGAATTAGTCCACAGACTAGGCAGACGGCTTTTGAGTTCGGGAAATTCTTTTCTAAGCAAATAGCTACTCGTGCCTTTGATGTATTTAACCAGCCGGTGAATACCGAACTGAGGGTCACACCCAACCAGCAAATGAACGTGGTCAGGCATAACTTCCATTTCGATGAACTCTTGACCCCATTTCTCGATAGTTTCGAGTATAATAGTTTTGAGCCGTTCGTCTATTGGCGGAGTCAAAACACTGCGTCGGTATTTGGGGCAGAAAACCACGTGATACCGGCAGGTGTAAACAATATTGTGGTTTGATTTAATCTCTTTTTCCACAAAGAGATTATACACTAAATGTTAGATTAGCGCAAGCTGTCTAACCTATATCTCGCTAACGCGAGTAAGGTGTCGCGCTTGTCCCCATAGCTAAAGCAAGGGGTCTTACGCGACTGAGGATAAAAATATTGACCATCGAGCATAAACCCAGCCATAACAACCCCCTTGATAAAGGGGCTTGCGCCCCTTACTGTTAGCGACGTGCCCGCACTAGCTGCATTGATAACTCATAGGCACGAGCAATGGCGTCTGCTCGGCCACCGAATAAAACCTGCTCAGCGCGTTTCGCTACCGTCTTTTCGCCTCGCCGATACTGAATCAACTCGGCGGCGGCCTGATACAAACGATATACCGATTCATCCAGGTCTTCGGCACCAGTCATACGGCCCTCGTAAAGAAGTTTCAATTCACCTTGGCGACGTTCTGCCATACTAGTATGTGCCTTGAATTCTTTCTTACGGCGTTCAACATCCTTAGTGCTACCGATTTCACTAGGCGGTTCAGGCTTAGCAAACAAGGTCTCCGTGAACCAAGTAAAGTCTTCTACCTTAACCGGAGTCTCAATCATCTGGTGCAATTCTTGTTTAATACGCTGGTAGCGTGCCGCAATGTCAGTATTAAGATGAGACATCCAAGCGCCCACGTTATCCAGCACCTGGCCTGTGTGCGGAATATTCTTAGTCATAACCGAACGAGCGGCAGCTACCTGCATCATATTGGCGCACTTGTGACGTACAGGCGTGATGCGAACCTTGATACTACCTTTGCCCGTCATCGGTGACTCACCTACAAGGTACACGGTGGTCATGTCACCTTTGATATCCATCTCGCCTAATTCGCTAGAGAGGAAAAATGTCTGTCCTAATGTTCCAGCTGAGCCCATTGCGACTACAGGTTTCTTAACGTAACGGTCCCACAGCTGTACAATCTGCGAAGGTTGAATCGGCGCGTAGCGCCCTTTAACCTCACCTAGGCGAACATCGGCTCCGTGCATATCCTTAATATAGATGCCGCGGAAGTCTGAATCCACAGTCTTGGTTACCAGCCGCCCATTCTCCCACACCTGGACATCTTCCTTGAAAGGACGAATATCAACCCGATAATCGCCATAAACTTGGTATGCTTCAAATGCCGTCATGGGCGAGTAAGTATTAACACCCATCTGTTGGAATATTGATTGGCGCTGCGTACCCGTTTTATCGCCAATGCGGTCATCGAGGAACGCTAAAGCCTTGTCATCTACGAATGTAACCATTGAGAACCTTCTTGTTAATTTATTGTCTTGAATCACTGCTGAATATATTATAACACCGATTTTGAAAACAGGCAACCCCCAATTTTAGCAACAAGGGTGCCGTTTACCGCATGCCGGATTCTGACAGTTGCCCGAGCCGTCCTTAGCGCCGTCGATAAGGGGCTTGTCGTGCCGATGCCCGCAATACAAACACGTGTACATGCCAATGGGCTGATTTGCAGCAGCATCAACTACCGCATAGCCCCAGTTCTCAAGGTCCGCTTTCATCTTAGCGAAGCTGGCCGCGTCGAGGATAGTAAAAGGGGCAACTAATCGGCTAAACCGAAGGGCAGGTTTGTTCATACCATTGCGAACAAACGGTCAAAGAAAGTTTCCGGCTACAGTTTAGCATTACGTAAAGCCACAAAGACTTTTTGCGTAGAGGCGTATAACTTAGCGCCCATAATCCATCCCTCAGACACATCTATATTCATAAGCATTCCAAAAATAATGGCCCGTCCAAGGGCCTTTTCGAAAGGAACTTGCTCGAACCTACGCAAGCTCGAACTGCTATATTTATTATATATCAGATTTGAAAATAAAGCAAGAGGAGCAGGCGCGCCGATGTTTAATACGATCGATTAGGACCTCGAAACGCGTTTCGGAAACTGGTGGGTATCGAACCCACCAGCCACTGGACACATAACCCGTCGATTATGAGCGAGGGCGCTTTCCCCTTTAAGCTAAAGCTCCATGTTAAGAAAAGGCGTACCGCAGTACGCCTTAACCATTTAGACCCTGCTAGCAGATTTTTAGCCCCACTAGCCAGCCCGTTGTCTTGTCCCGGATTCGAACCGAGGAATCTTCTCTGCCGAGTGCTTTTCCGATTAAGCTAACAAGACATGATTTGTATGCCGGAGTAAAATCCGGCACTCTGACCAACCACTTTGCCAGCAAATGCTGAACTGTGGACTTGCCCCAAAGTGGATTTGTAGCCTCCGTCCCAGATTCTCACCGGTTGTCCGCTAGCAGGCAAAGGGCACGCGTTGCTCGGGTATTGTTCCCCACGGAGACATATTCTAAAGAGAGAAATAGCCGCCTCTCGGCGACTACCCTCCCAACACATTATAAGAAGGCTCCCACTAGTAGGTTTACTGCGAGTGGAATATCTTTCTATAGTTATTATACGCGCACGTGCTGCGAAAAGCAACCCCCCATTACGGCAGTTTACTAAGACAATTTCGGATTTGCATTACCACTTCATTGGCTTTGTTAACATCATGTACCAAAGATTGGTGTGTATCAAACTCCTCAAGCGGCGCAGGTATCCCGCGGTTGTGGTAATCTTCCAGGCGGTCGGACCACCATTGCTCGTGTTGTTGTAATTCAGATTGCACGGCACGATCTGTACCAAGTTGGTTCAGGAACTCAGTACGCAATTATTCCGGGTCAATTTCTTCGGGCATAACTCCTCCTATAAGAAAAGGTCCCTGAGGACCTTTTCAAGCAGCTTGGAACAATAGAAACAAGGGACTCGTGGCTGGGTTGGTTTACGCCTCGGCGACCTCAGCTTCAGAAACGGGTAACTCGCTCACTTGGGTTTCCTGGACCGGCTTGACCCGTTTAATGCGGACAACATCCATTGCCGGAGTTTGTCCATCGGAACTGGTATCTTGATAGTAAGCGGCCATTGGTTCAAACTTGAAGGGCATACCCTCCAAAGCATTCAATAGCTCATCCTGCATTGCCTTCAAGACATCGTCACGGTTTCCGGCCCCGTCAACGGCTAACCGTTTAACTTCATAGGTAAAATTCGGGAACGTCACTACCGTACTAAATCGAAAGCCGGCTTCACCTAACTTCTGACGGATTTGCTTCGGGACCGCCGGACCCTTATCTTCAATCACTGCGACACTCATTCTTATATCCTTTCACTTTCAACCTTGATATTATTATAACGGGTCCTTATTCAAAAAGCAACCCGGAATTTAGTCAGTTACGATACGACTTTCAAAAAGCTCGGCCTCTTTGGTATCACCGCGATCACGCGCATTTTGAGCTAATTCCTTAAAAGCTTGTTGGTCCATTTCTGCCGATATCTCGGCTACAAGTTCGGCCTCTTTCTCGGGCGTATAGGGCAAAGTTGGCTTTTCCAGCTCTCCAAACCATAACTTTAATTCCATAAATCCTCCCGGATAAATAGAGAGGGCTTGCGCCCTCTTATCACAACATTCTAAGGAGGTACTGAGGAGTTAGAGGACTATGTCATTCAACTCATTGGCAAATGCCGTAGCTTGTTCGGGGTCTAGAGTAGGATCGGCTTGTTCCGCATGTGCCTGACGAGCTTGGCGCATCTTGGCATTGCGGCCTACTTTTTCTTTCTTAGCCGGCTTTTCAGCGCCGTCAAAACCTTCAGTATCCTGGATTGAAGGTGCGGCAACCTTGCGGGTCGATTTCTTCATCTGGGCCAAGATATCGGTACGCTCATCTTCAGTCAATTCATCCCAGTTCGAATGGGCTTCGCGAGCTTTGGCTTCCAGCTTCTGTGCGGCATTCATTTTGGGGGCGGCAGGCGCACGACCCGGTGCATCATAACCCTGAGCTTTAATCACGACCAAATAAGTCGCACCCGTTTCACCAAATTGAATTGTAGCATCGCCCAATCGCTTAAACTGAACCGGAAACTCACTGAGCGAATTGATAAATGTTTCCGCCGCAGCTTTAGCGGTTTCGGCGTTCACATCAACAATTTGGCCGTCGACACTTGAATCCAATGTAACTTCGTAGCGAAAGTTCGGCGTGGTTTTAATGCGGTTAAACGCAACACCTTTACTATTGAGGTATTCGCGCAAACGCACTGGCAGTGGTCTCACTTCGGTTGTAGTCGCCGCGGCTACTGGAGCTTCATCTAACATAGCAGTCATCTGTTTTTCTCCTTGATAATCTTTTAACCTTCATTTGGTGGAATCACCGTACGTTAGTATTATCCAACATTTTTACTAAAAAGGCAACCCCCCGACCAATGAATTTTCAAGCAATTTCGAAATCAGTTTTTAAACCGATGTAATGGAATAATGGGGTAAAGGATCATGCCTGTAAGCGGATTGAATTCCACGAGCACACATAATGCCCCCGCAAACTCGGCAGGATTGTATTTATTCTCTTGGCATATCTGCAGAAAACGGGCATGGGCTATTTCGCAAGTCGGTGAGACCAATGAAACGCCCCCGTTATCCTGGAATATATTGAACCATTCGAATAGGTGTGATTGTAGCGGAAAGTAATACAGGTACATCAGAGAGACAATCCTAACACGAGTAAAGTGCCTCCGAGTTCACTGCGGACAGCATTAAAGGCAGCAATGCGAGCCTCATCGGCCGTAGCAACTTCACCACTGCGATTGAAATGGTTGCCGTTAGTCGCGCGCCACCTCCACGGAGTATTGGGCATACCGTCGATTATTAACGGCCAAGCATTTAACTCCAAATTAAGGATCGGAATAAGCATGCGGTAAATATTGAGCCCAGAGCCTTTAGGAATCTATTCCCATTGAGGCACCCTTAACTCAAAAGTAAAAGCAGGCGTGAACACTGGTTTATCGGACATGTTTCCTCCGGTTCTTAAACCGGGGCTTCTGGCCCGGGAAGTCAGGACGCCACACAGCCCCAATGTTCTCTTTACCCCGTGGCTTAGGAGGCTTGGGAACTGCTGCGACGGGTAGATAGGACTGCTCCAGAGCCGACTTACGGCGAGCGTTGGCCGCGTCATCGCGGATGACAATAACCTTACGCTCCGTAGATTCGGTCTTTTCCGGTCGAGCGGTCTTGTTAGTATCACCTAACATGCGCACTAATTGGTCGCGGGATATCATAGCCAAGGCTTGCGGGTCCGATTTAATGGTTCCTGAAACCGTATTGTCTTCACGCGGGAGACGCATCTTTTCAGTCGCTTCAGCACCTATTTGCGTATTAAGGCGACGCAGCATAACCGCGTTATACTCCTGTTGGGCTATTCGCCGGATCGCGTCAAGCGCCTTTTCAGGCGTAGCATGGTTCATAGGTCACTCCTTGTGCTTGTCCAGAACAGCACGAAACGAGGCCTCGATTTTAACAGGACCTCGTCAAAATAAGTAAATTTAGGTTTATTTGATTGGGTCTAATCACTGCCTACGTATTTATGGTAAGCCTCTATCAGCCCAGGGCATAATTTGATAGCATCACGCTGGGCCAATTGTTTCAAGTAAGCGATGAGATAGGCCCGGTGAAGCATAGGTCCGACACTTGGTAATGAATAGCCGCCCTGCTCCTCGAAGGCACTCATCATGTTAACCAGGTTCTCAACGATAGCCGTCATACCGGCAACCTTGAGAAGCTCCAGCAGGCGCTCTGTATTTTCGGTCTGATTAGGAAACAATTGCGCAATTGCTTCCATGGCCTGGTCAAGTGTTGGCGCCATACCACTATCAGACGAGTTTTGCGACATCTACGTCCTCCTTCATTTCACCAATGAGAAACAGAAAATGTCTGAGTTCATTGCGATGTTTACTTTCCTTATGTAAATCCAGCCGTCCATTGAGGTTACTAGCGATAGCTTTCTGAACCCGAAACTCTAGCTTAGCCCAGTCCTCACGAATCTTGTCGTCACTATCGACTACGTAATCCGCGCCCTGTCGCTTGAGCTCATAAAGTCCATTCGACCATTTGTCGCGCCATTGAGCGACCATAAGCGCGACATCCGAGTCAAGTCTGTTTTGACCCGAGTAACCCATGCGTACTGCATTTAACAGATTAACCATACGCCAAAGCCGCGTATACTGTTCATTCAAATCCGATGCTGCGGTAATATATTCTAAGCCCTGTAACAGATTAGCCCGAGCCGAATCATACGCATTCCACTTGCCGAGAAAAGATACGCGCAGTGTCTGCCATTCGATGTTATACAGGCACATCTTTTCCTTTGTCAACGTAACTTGCACTTTTGCCTCCTTGTGGGTTGATTTACTTTCCTAAATCTATTATAACACCGTTTTTGACAAAAGGCAACCGTCAGTCCTTAACGAGCTCATCCCAGCGACGTTCAATCGGGCTATAGTTAGCAAATTGCGCCCAACCTGCCGTAGTAGCTTCGATGCACCGGATGAATGAAGTCCCGCTACACTGATTACTATATATTAAGGCACAGGCTTCAGCACCCGCTATTGTTGCACCACCCACCGGTTGTTAATAGGGGCACGAATCTCAGGAATGGTCTCCTTTAACCCTTCGACATACTCCCGCTACACGGGCGCTACACCTACGCCCGCCTTAGTAGCGGTATGGGTCGATACACATGTCATACCCAGTCCTCCAACTCTGCTACATTGTCAGGCCGAACAGTGTCATTCTGCGGCACTTGGATTATCTTAAGCGGCCTTGAGTCATTATTAGCCCGCTGCGGTGGCGTATTGCGATTATATGGCACTGGTGGTTCATAGGGCGGAAAATATGAATCAAGTCCGCGGGCCGATTCCGCAATGCTGCGTGGCACTTCATAGTAAGCATTACGCTTCGAGGGCATTGTAAGCCTCCTTTAACCGCCTTGCTAACGCGACGGTTGTCTCTCTATTACTATTACACTCCAAAAGTGTTCCAAAAGCAAGCCAGGATTCCGAACGAGCTTGCATCTCGGCGGGCGAGCGATGCTTGTAACGCTTGTCAACGCAGTGATTCGTCAGATGTGAGCTAACATGCGTTGCCATATTCTGCTTATACTGTAAAAAGGGTCCAATTATAGCGAGAACCTTGATCACATCTTCCCCTTTGTTTACGACATAATAGTAGGGGCTAACAGCATCACTTGCCCGGTACACAATATATCCCAGGCCAATGGTCCTAAGGATGCGACACAATAGATCTAAATTCGAACCATACAGGCGTATAATAAAGGAACGGGGCGCGTGATGCTTAGTGATAAAAGAGTTGTGATCAAACACTGCCGCGATATACGCGAGGGGAAGTGCTTCATAACTCTTAACATCAGCGAGTTCTATCTTAGGCCGTAATTGCGCCTTAGTCTTTGGTCGGTCAACCGGAATAACAAAGGGTTCGGCCGCTTTCTGCACATGACACCATTCGGTTCTTGGGACCGCCGTAATGCCCGAATCTTTAAACAGGCGTTGCGCAATATAGCGACAAACGACTTCCAACAGATCCCGTTTCTTTTCGGTAAAGTGTCTTGCCATAACAAACGCATATAACGAGCTTTTATTGGGTTGAACACGCAGGCAATAGGGAAACATCGGATCACGTTGTGGCACGACGGCATATCCTTGGAAATTGGCCATTAGGCGAATAAGGATGTTCTGGTCGTCGCTGGCAAAGCGGAAATAATCATTGGCGACGAACTGGCAGTTGTCGATAATTATACCAACCTCAGCCCAAGACAGGGGCTCGTACTTGGCCAATAAGAAGGCATTCCAATGTAGCGCGTTTGTATAGCGGGGGCGTCGTTCACTATAGGGTTCAACAGATGTGTCAAACTTAGCCATTAGCATTCCCCTTTAATACGGTTAGCACTTCAGCATAAACTGGCGCTAGGTTTTTATTGGCGCTGGGCGTAACTAATTCCTTGAGAGCGATCCAAGCAGCGTTGCGGACTTGAATGGCATCCCCAACAACGTACACCCGATTTAGTACCGAAGAATACTTGTTGATAAAGTCTAGGGCCTTCTGAGCCTTAACTTTCTGCAACGTTAGCGAGGGGATGATATATTCCAGAACCTCGACTATCTCGGTGGCGCGAGTTACGTTAAATATATAATTAGAGCCCGAGTTGCGATTGGCGACTATATAGCCTACCCGCAGGGTCTTCATTAGCCGACACAATAGCTCAATATCGGAACTGTGCACCTTTAACAATATACTTCGACTAGAGTCCACTAGGCTGATAAAGGATACGGCATCCATAATAGCGACGACTTGGGGCTGAGTATACTCCGGCACCGAATCCGGAAGCATATCCCAGGTCACATGCGGCAACTTGATAAAACGCGGTTTTGTCGCGGCTTGCTCCGCTAACTCGGTGCCTCTAGGGGGCAATACCTTGCCCGCGGCTTTTAGCTTCTTACGCTGGCGATAATTCTTGCGGTACTTCTCAAGACGGTCTAGCCCGTCGCCTTCGCCGTAGCGCAATCTTTGGTAGTACTCCCGGGCATATTGGCGCTTCTGTTCCGGTGTCCATGCCATTGACTATACTCCTATTCTGAATTCGCATTTACACTAATCTACTATTGATTATACCATAAACGAAGCAGTAAATCAACGCCCCATCGTAAGAAATCTCGTTTAGACGTTGTACATGCATCCATCGTCAGTATATTACGTTTGACATGCGTTTAACAAATATCAAATAATTTTTTGTATTACGTTGGGCGGTTTTACTCCTCGAATTACAGCGTTCGACGAATTACAATTATGATTTAGACGTATTTACTGAATTCTATTATAGAATAATAGAATTCAGTAAATACGTCTAAATTATTCATGAAAAGTTACTAAACATCGTAAATATATTATGAGCCGGAACAGTGTCAGAAATGTTACGGTTCATTAGGCGAATGCGAGGCGGGGGCTACCGGTTTTGGTTCGGGTGTGCTAGGCGTCGAACGCCAGATGTCCAGCAGCTTTTCGGAAGCAGCCTCTAATAAGATAGTAATGTACAACGTCCAACATGCTGGTGCGAATATCCACCAGTTAGCCAGAGGATTGACGCAGAAGAAAGCCAATGTGATGAACCAGCCTCCGCAGAAAGATATGGTCCATAAGATTACTTTAAAGCGGGAACGGCGGTCAAGTTTATTGTTGTCCATTGCGTGTGCTCCTTATGACTCGTAACAACAGGCCCGCAACTACCAAGGCGGCCCGTTCGTGATTGGTAAACTTGTCGAAAACGGTAAGGTTAATTAGAACTGCACCAAGCAGTATCCACGATATAGTTATTAGACCTTGGCCCTAAAGGCCGAGGTCTAATCACCGAACATAATCGAACGTTTAGTTACGCGGGTGTGATAGTCATTTAAATCACTTGCGGGTGCAATCAAAACCGGCGCGTTCTCGCTTACTTCGTACATGTTAGCCTCCGGCTGTGTTGACTTGACGGTCGATGTTGTTGACAATGCTGGCCGGCACCTGTCTCGCGAAAATTTGTTGGCGGTTGGCCATAGTTGTAAAAGAGAAATGCGCTTCACGGGCTATCACGCTAGCGCAGCCAATCGGCGTATTTTGCGGCTACCCGCCCCGTTTCGACTGTTCCTCTTCTGTCTTCATTATACTACAGCTTTGCCGAAATGGTACGCCCCGCAACGCACTAATTTTATGTTTGTTTCAAACATTCACTAGCATCGTACAGCTTTTTTAACGAGCTATAGCAATCTGCAGCTTAGCGCATGTTCGCTTGTTAGCGATTGTTATATCGCGTCTATGCGCATGGTAACGAGCTAGCTGCGTTAAGCTAAACATAAGAAAAGACGTGTGATCGCGAGTGCGAACGGGGGAGGAGGGAGAGGGAGGGGGGGGGTAACGCCCGTACCGGCTGCCCGCGACTGTTACAACGAAACAGCCCACGTCACTGCCGCTCAAGGGGCTCCCGCCTGGCGCCGTTACACGCCTGTGCCCCGCGCTACTGTACGTAACGGATGTCTTATTATACCACATCTTGCCGTAAATGGCAACCCGCAATTGCGGACGCGTTATAGCCGACGCGATATAAGGCGTTTTAAGGCCTCTGTTTAAGCTCAAGCGTACTAAACTACGCAAACAAAAATACCACTTGTTAGAACGCGTTATAGCGCGTCTACGCAGATGGCAGCAACGGGTGAGTGGTGTAAATGAGGGCTAGCTTTTGCTAGCCCTTAGTCTGAACCTAATTACGCGATTCACGATAAATATCGAAATCCTCCTGGACATCATTCGCATCTTTGAATTGATTCCAATATCCGAAACCATCCTGATGCTCGGCCTCATCTACGTATTCATTCACCAAATCCTCATAGCCTGGGTTATTGGCTCGTAAGGCCTGGACTAACATTTCCCCATGCTCGCTGCGTTTGGGTGTTACATCGTCTTCGTGAATGTCTGACATCTTGAAACCTCCTGTATAATAATAAATGGTTAGGGAACCGCGTACTATTTGTACGCGGCTAATTCGAAAATAACTTCGAATTCATTGTTCTCAACTTGAACCAAGACATGTTCGAATTGAGTTTTGTTTTCGTAAGCTTCCGCGAAAGCAACAGCTTCGCTTTCAAATTCAAAACCAACTTCAGCGATAACTTCGGAAACAGATTTGATGATAACAGTGAAAAAATTGTTCATTTTGATTTCTCCTTTTTGTAATGTCTTATCTTCTGATTTAATTATAACACCGATTTTGGTTTTTGGCAAGCCGGGAAGCAAGCCAGTTTTGAAAATTGGGAGCAAAAGAAAAGAGCCCGGGCGGTGGGCTCTTTTCGACACATATAGGAGGTGTGGCTATAGTCTAGTGGCCCTTGGATAGTAAAAGGGCACTCACAGCCGGCCAATCGTACGCGGGATTCATTAGTACGCCTTCTATCCGGCTATCACGGGCAGTAATGCGCCCAACCTCAGTTCCGTTTTCTAAACAGAATACCAGGCTGTCACCTTCATCCAGCCGCATCGTGGTGCCGCCTTCAGAATGAGAGCCTTCACCTACAGCAATGCGTACCAAGCTATCGTTCCAAGGTTCTAAAGTGACATGTAGCTCGCGGTTGCCTGTAAAGATATTAAAGTGTTTAGGCTCGGTCATAAGCGCAGTTATGGTCCGGCTGTGATATTCATTCGCCATCTCGCTTACCTTTCGTCTTCGCCAACGTTCCGTCGGAATCTATTATACACCCAGTTTTCAAAAATGGTAGCCCGCAGTTTTGCAAAAGCAGCAGCAATTTCGCATTGCCAAAAACGCGATTTTAGCTAGTTATTTTTGTATTCAAAGAACATGTTATATTTCGGGATCGTAGCAACATTTGCGAAAATAAACTGCTAGCTAGCGCAAGATGCTGCTTGATATAGCTAGCAGTAATTAGGGGCCTTAACGATAGTTTTTATTGCGTGGTTTCAGTTGCGACACTGTCGCCGTTCCGAAAGGCTTACACGGCCGCAACAGCTTCGACATAATCTTCGCGGTCTTTTTTGTCGTATACGGCTTGGTAATAACCAACTTCGGATACACCAAACGAATTGGCCCACAGCCACAGTACGTTAGCTGGGCCACCGAATAGCACTAGGGCGCTAGCCTGCCTAGGTTCGGTATGCTCCCCGGTTGGCATAGCCCTTGGTTCTTTCAAGGCAACAGTTGCCGTTAGGAACTTTTCGCCCGTAGGGCTAGTAGTCTTTCCGAAGCTAATTTCGCCGATATTGCCGATATCCAACATCATGTTTGGGGAAACTTTAAGCTTGTCAGGGTTCAGCTGATTCGCCTTAATGGCCAAATAGTCGCACCGAATTGTCGCGACTATGCCATGCATAATTAACTTGCCGAAACTTCATAGTTAGTGATTGACATTTGGCATGAAGGATTTTCATGCGCATATGTTTTACTTGGTACTCGCCTTTTAACTGTTTGATGACCAACTCGCTATCACCGAATACTGCGATTGTAGTGTCAGCGGGATTATGGCCGGCAATCATCATAATCTCATCCAGCTTTTGTAAGGCCCGGACTAATGCTTCATATTCGGCCTGATTATTAGTCATCGCGGAAACAAAGTCGATAGGGCCTTCCAGCAGCTGGCGCCCGGCAGCCGTTTTGATTTCAAAGCTGCCATAGCCACGCCCCGGATTTGCGCCCCTGGTACCGCCATCAAACGTGATAGTGTAATCTGCTTCCATAATTAAACCTCATGCAGGGGGCCGAAGCCCCCTGGTGCCCTTAGTATCCGCCAGTTAACTTGTGACCGCCTTGATAGATAGCAACTATTCGGTTGCCATTGTCAAGGTCAACGACGTGATACGTTTGGTCGGGGTGAATGTGTGACTGTTCTATTGCGTAAATGTTCTATTACGTAAATGTTCTATTGCGTAAATGTTCTATTACGTAAATGTTCTATTGCGTAACTCTTTGCTGGGTCATAGGTGCGGAACTTACGCCCCTTTACCGGGTAACGTTTGTGAAGAATTCCGAATGGATCATTGTTGTCTTTTGGCATTGTGGTTACCGCCTTGAATGTGTTGCTGAAGTACCAACGGTACTTCATAATTTATTATACACCAGATTTGGCAAGGAGGCAACCCCCAATTTAAAATCTATCCGCCAAACCAATGATCACGGCAACGACACGAACCGTCATGTCCATCTTGCAAAATACAAGGTCGGCTGCATAGGCAGACTCCACTGCATTGACCTACCAATTCTAAAGCCCAACGGAACAATTTGTAAGTAGCGACTTTCATAAGGTCTCCTCGGCAAGTGACTAGGTGACAGATTTAATCTGTCACCTAATGATTAAAATGGGTTAACTACGCGACGGCTTCTTCAACCTTTTTCGACTTGCGAACGCGTTTTGGTTTTGCAACCACTTCCGCGCTAGCCGCAACTTGTGAGTCAATTTCTGTAACCGCGGCTTCAGTCATCGGTTCGGTAACCACTTCCGAAAAGACCGGTACTTGGTTGACCGTTTCAGCGATACTGGCTAAGCTTACACCAGCTTCGTTGAAATCGTGTTGTAATTCTTTCAAGCTACATGGTTTCGGTTTGGCTACGCGCGTTGGTGCGGTGTAGCCTTTAGCTGACAACCGAATCACGATACACTCACTTGTCACACCAGCTTTGGTAATTTCTTGAACCTGAGCCTGACCGACCCTAATGTTCGCGACTGTAAAAGTTTCGAACGCTTCGACCAAGTCCAGATGCAATTGTGTACCAAGTTCGTCAGTGTCGGCACCTTCTGAAATCTCAAAAGCGGCGTCATAACGAAAGTTTGGATTGGTGCGTAGTGCGTACAAGTTGATGTTCTTGACCGCCAAGAAAGCGCGAATAAGTTCCGGCAACGGTTGATTGGTGTTTTCAGTAATCATGATGACCTCCTAATAATGTGTCTTGTGTTGTTATTGTCGTTTGAAGTACGGCTCTTCGGTACTTCTGAATCTATTATACCACCGAATCTGGTTAAAGGCAAGCCGGACTTTAAGCCAATTTAGAAACTGGAACACCGTGTTCTTTTTGGTTATTGGTGTTCTCGAGCACCGCCGTATCGTACAGCCTCTGGATCATGCTAGCCATACGGACTCTTTGTTCCGAGGTAAGTTTGGTATCTAGGTGGATAATAGCCGCAGCCTGGTCACATGCTCTTCCAGGTGCCGTATACCCATAGGCCATAAATAACATATGGTATTCATATCCCGTCAAATGTAAGGCCACGGCCAACTGTTTCACTACGTCGAAGCTTGGCTGGCGGGCGCCGGACTCAATCTTCTTGTAGAAGCTTTCGCTAATTCCGGCCGCTTCGGCGCAAGCTTCTTGGGAACTAAATAGCTCTGTCCGCCACATACGTAACAGGGCCGTACCTTTCAATTTATGTGATACCATCTTTTTCCTCGCAATACATTGCCCAACATCCGGGCGTAATATCGGCCGCAATCTTTACAGTTGGTTGAACGGTTTCTTCCTCCGGGTTATATTTGAACCTAGGACGTCGACAGCCTGTGCATTTATACAAACCTGGGCCCTTAGGTCGTCCTGAGGAAAGGAATGTCACCAGATTGACTGTTTGGCATTGAGGACATTGCCAGCTTCTTTTGCCGGGAATATTCGGTACAACTTTAAGTACTTCCATTTAGACCTCCGGCCACGACATTTCGTCGTCGGCATCAACTTCTATACCTTCGCTATTTTCGCGTAATACACTTTCTAGTACGTCCAGCAAGTCTAGACAAACCAAAGACGCCCACGCCTGCAAAGCTCGGATTTCATCCTCTTTATCGGTTTCGAAATAGTAAACTTGGCCACCATCTAAGCTGGTGTGATAGTTTCTATACCAGACCTGGGCGGTTTCTTCCTCTTCGTTAAACCAAACTTCGACAACCTGACGCAGGTCAATGGCGTGCTTACCGATCCTTAGCATTGCGTTACCGATGTTAAGAGCCGGCCGAGCAGCATAAGCGTCGGGAACGGGCGGGTAAATATTTTCGATAGGACCTCCTAAAGTTAGTTGGATCAGAACGATCCAACTAACTTGTTGTTTTCGATTTTAGTTATCGTGGTAAACTCAGTTTCACCAAAGGCACGTTTAGCTAGAACCAAACTAGCACCATTAGCCAAAGCAGCTTTCTTGTTAGCGAGATACGCGTTTTCAGCTTTGAAATAGTTAGTGCTTGCTTCAATTACGACTTTGTTCAGGATTGTGTAGAAACCCATGATTGCCTCCTTTGTGTGTTTGTTTTTGCTCGATACTTAATTATAACACAAAACTTGGAAAAAGTCAACCGTCAATTTTGAATCTCAGCCACAATCTCTACGCCGTCTTGTTGCCAAAGTTGGTAAACTTTGTTACTATTGGTATTGGTGATACGCAGTCCCCCGACGGCTACATCGCTTTGGTTTAACCGGAAGTATTCCGCGGCGTCTTTCTTATAATGGAAGGTGCGCGTGTAGCGGCCATCGAATTGGGGCTTACCATCGCGTCCGAATGTTTCCACTTTCCAGCCCATCCTATACCCCCTTTATGCGGATGCCCTTGACGTGGGCGTACTGCTCGCGTCGCGGGATAGAAGTACCCGTCTTCTTCCGGAAATCAGCTACACAACTAGTGTGTAGCTAGATGCCTTCGTAACGGGCTAAGCATTGTTTGGGCCCATTATTCTGTGCTGGCAGTTGGCAGTAGCTGCACCCTGCTTTCGGATTTTTGGGTTGTGGAAGGTAAATCATCTGGCACCGTCACAATCATTATAACGAGACTAGGCTCGTAAGTTTTAACCGACGCATTTATTCCGGCTACGGCAATTATCTCACACCAACGTACGGCCCACTGGTGTTCCGTCATTCTGGCCGGCGCGAGTTCCCGATTTACTTTCAGTGCCACTAACATATAGCCAGGCTCTGCACCGCCGTAAACCCACTCAATCTTCTCGCCAAAACCCGATAGCCTTGCGACCATTTCAGCTTGGGCAAGTGTCAGGGTATTACGTACATTGATGCCGCTCGTCTTGATGACTCCGACCAAGGCATCACGTTGGTCATAGCCCATTCCGGTGTTTTGTGTCATACTATTCTCCTTGTTAAAACAACTTTCCGATGTTTCTATTATACGCCCAAATTTGGGAAAAGGCAACGGTACCGTTGTCGAATATTGGTCCAAAATGGATATTGAATTCAACGAACAGACGTTCTATAATAAAACGAACGCGATTTGTTATAGAAAAGGCGTGTTATGCCACTTGTGTTATTAGTAGGCGGGCTTACAATTTTCTTTACAGCGGTCGTTGCCGCGGGTCCTGCCTTTCCGCTTATGGTATGGATAGTATTTGGCCTGGGAGTGTTTTTAGGCACACTTTACGGGTTAGTTGTGATTTACCTTAAACTATACCAAGGCACTCGGTTGGATCCTACACCTGAAGGCAACTACCCAATACCGACTACTCGTGCCTTAATACCTGACCGTGAGCCCTTCTTATTAGAAGCACCTAAGCCCGGTAATAATCGTATGCCGACTCATTACGCCCCGCACAAAACGCTTCAGCAGGAGCGTCCGCACGCGCCTAATGTTATCACGGCCCAATCGCGCGTCATTGATGCGCCGATTGTTGACGTACCGCCCGACCACGTAGACTTAATGCCTTCGTTGCTCAATCTGAAAAAAACCGGGAAGGTGAAGCAGGACAATTTTGACATATACATGGGCGAGACAGCCCAAGGCCCCTTGATTGTTCCCCTGGATGATGCCCGTAATACGGGTATTGTTGGAACAACTGGTGGGGGCAAATCGGCCGCCCAGCGCAATATATTATTTCAACTGGTTCTCGCTGATCCGCGTGGCCGGCGCATTGAACTAAACTTATTGGACTTGGAAGGGCGCGAGCTTCGGTTATTTAAGCCTTATATGGCAACTAAATTCTACACCGAAGACGAGCGTATTGCGTCCGAGTTCTTAATAGACCAGGCCGACGTACTCGAGGACTTATGTCGCAAGACCGAAGAGGAAATTTTGGAAGAGCCTTATCGTTTGTATGTAGTTGAGGAATCGATTGACTTCCGTGACGCCATAACAATGCCGGCCGCGGATGCAATGGATAAGATGCTACGCCGCGGGCGCAAGTGTCGCATGTATTTTGTAGGTGCGAGCCAGTTGTTTAACTCCGGTGTAGTTGGCCGCTACTACAAACAAATGATGGTAACCCGTGCGTGCTTCCGGACTGAGGCCGAGAGTGCTAAGGCATTTGGGTTTAATCCCCAGCTGCTAGACTTACTCGACCGCCCCGGCCGTTTTGCATATAATATGTTGATGGCAGGAAGAGGAATTGCCCAGGCACCGTTTGTAACTAAGGAGCAGGTCAAAGCTTTGTATCCGCCCGATAGTCTAAATCGTATCATAGAAGGAGACGGTAATTATATGGGTCAAGATGCCGAAGAATTAGCCCCTGGTATTGGCGAAACAACGACCAGTGGCATCGGACAAATGCCGCACGAGGCGAAAGTACGCAATGCCTGGCATAATGGGGCACGTACAATACCCAAGTTGAAGAAAGCAGTCCCAGGATTGTCCCACTATTACGCCAATAAGTGGCGCCAGAAGCTCCTCAAAGAGGAGTCGGAAGAATAGCCTAGCATAGCAGACACCCAACTATAGGCCCGCAAGGGCCTTTATTTTGCCTACTTTTTCTGAATCTTTCTGGTCTTTTCTGACCCAATATTGATAGATTGATAGTAATACAATTCGCAGATATTGTGAACTTTTTCGGAATAGAGTATAATAAGCGTAGTGAAGCTACGCTTCAAATTGAGCGATCCTTTGAAATAAATAGTTCAAGAATGTCAGGCCTATGAGTGACAAAGATTTAGCCATATACGATGATAATGCCGTAATAGAAGCAGCTGAACGCCGCGCCGCTGTTTTAGATTTACGCAAACAGGGATTCTCGATTCAAGCTATTGTCAAGATTTTGGTAGACAAATACCCCCTTATTACCGCCAACATGGTGCGGTATGACCTTAAGTTTACTTTGCAGGAACTTCGCCGTGAGCGCCTCGAGAATATGGCTCTATTTATTGACCTCGAACTAGCCCGTTTGGACGCCATTCAAGTACCCATTTGGCAGTATATAGGTTCGGAAAACTCGGAGGAAGTTTTCCCGGCCGTATCAATGGTACTAAAGATTATGGAACAACGCCAGCGTTTACTGGGTTTGCCTGATACTAAATTGGCACAACAGTACAAAGAGGCCATCGATGCAGGAGGAAACACTATCGAAGAAGGACTTGATCGAATTGTTGCCTTACTTAACACAGCCAGAGCAAGAAGAAATCAAGGCCTTTCTCCAACATCCGGACCTGCCATTGTGGATTCCACAGCCAGGACCACAAAGTGATGCCTACTTTAGTCAGGCCGATATTCTCGGGTATGGCGGTGCTGCTGGTGGTGGTAAAACCGGCCTACTAATTGGACTCACCCTCGAGCACCAAATTTCAGTTATCTATCGACGTGAATCCTCGCAGCTTCGTGATATTTTGGAGAAGGCAAAAGAGTTCATCGGCGATAAAGGTAGTCTCAACGAAAACTTAGGTATCTGGCGTAACTTACCCGGCAAACGGCTTATCGAGTTTGGCGGCGTAAAGGACGAGAAAGATATTTCCAAGTGGCGTGGGCGTGCCCATGATTTCATAGGTTTTGACGAGGCTACTGAGTTCACCGAGTTGCAGTTCCGCACTTTGATAGCGTGGAACCGTTCAACTAATCCTAACCAAAGATGCCGAGTCGTTGCGGCTTTTAATCCGCCATCAACGCCTGAAGCTCAGTGGGTCTTAAAATTCTGGGGCCCTTGGTTGGATCCAAAGCATCCTAATAAGGCCGCATTTGGTGAACTAAGATACTACACAACTATCGACCATGAAGACGTTGAGTTGCCCAACGGCAACCCAATCATGGTTGATGGCGAAGCAGTAATTCCGCTTTCCCGAACATTTATTCCGGCCCGACTAGAGGATAATGCTTACTTAGCGCGTACCAACTATCGGCGAACGTTGCAGGCACTACCAGAGCCTTTACGCAGCCAGTTACTATATGGTAAGTTTAACATTGAGATTGCCGGCGATGAATGGCAAGTTGTTCCGATTGAGTGGATTCGTATCTCGCAACAGAAATGGCGTGAAGCGCGTAGGAGTGGCGGTCCGCTAACGCATGTTGGCGTAGACGTAGCCCGTGGCGGCAAGGACCGTACGGTGATTTTCAAGCGGTATGGCAATTGGATTGCTCCCGCTGAAACACATCCGGGCTCGTCTACGCCCGATGGTGCGGCAGCAGCAGCGGCGGTAGAGCGGTCAATCGGGGAACAAGAGGATCCTCAGATTGGCATCGACGTTATTGGTATCGGGGCATCAGCGTACGACCACTTGAAGAAAACCCGGCCCGATACAATTCCCGTTAATGCGGCAGCGGCTAGTGAGCGAACTGACCGTACCGGACAGTTACAATTTGTCAATATCCGTACCGAGATGTATTGGGCCCTACGCGAAGCCCTAGATCCGGTTAATGGTGATAACATACTATTGCCCGATGACAATGACTTATTAACGGAACTCGCCGCGATACACTGGTCGCCCAAGGGCAAAGGCCTTATCGCCGTCGAACCGAAAGATGATATTAAGAAGCGGCTAGGCCGCAGTCCCGATAAGGCCGATGCATTAGCAATGGCGTTCATTGAACCACCTGACGGAGTTCCAATCGCGACTGGTGCTAATGCCGCGGAACGTAGTGATATGCTAAATGCCATCTTGAAAAGGATTGCCGATGGACGAGCGCAAAAAAGATGAATTTATTGAAGCGGTAGAAGATATTGTGCGTCAGTATGTTAGAGAGCCCGTTTCAATCGAACCGCCTTTGCCGCCTGATGTTGCTTGGCGTAAAGCAAGACTTGCGCTAGCTCGGGAACAAATGGCCTTCGCGGTTCAGTGCCTGCGTGCGGCTTTTATTGTGCCCTTTAAAGCGGCTTTTATTAAACATGACAGCGAAGAATACGTGAGTGGCTACCTCACGTATCGCGAAGTGGGCTGCCCTAATGGCGCTACCGACGCCGGCTTCCGGACATGGTATACGAAGAACGCAGCGGCAATAGTTAACGCGGCCTTAAAGGAACGCGC